GCTCGATTGGTAGTCTTTCCTCAATTGAAAGACCTTTGGGATTTCTCCCAATTCCATAAGGTTCGGGAAGTGCTAGCACTTTCTGAATCAAAGGATAGTCTTTCAATCCTTTAGTGAGACCGGGATACCACCAGGCTTCCATATCAAGAAGATTGTCTTTCTCAAATGGTTTCCATTTTGGAATCCAAAAGGAAAGATTCTTCAAAAAGGTTTTCCCAGCAAACTGGGCAACCTTATTGGAAGCAAAGGATTTCTTAATTGAAATGGGAATTTCCCATTTATCAAGAACTCCTTTGTATCTCTGGGCAAGAATCTTATCCGAGATGATCACATCATCACCAAGGACAAAGAATTTCTTGTCCCATCTCATATCATTAAGGATATAGAGGAGAAGACCATGAGAAATGGCGAAGAGAAAGAAACTAGGGCCCAGGCCTAAAGGTTGTCCTTTAGTCCATTGGATATTGGCAATCGTTTGACTGCCAGTTTCCATAGCCCAGTGTCCTTTCTCAACAATTTCACAGAAGAAATTCCTAGATCTCATGCACTGAAAATTGGGTTTAATCAACCCAAACAGGACATGTTTCTGCCAATGCCACGGAAAGTGGTCTGTGGCAGAAGATAGGTCAAAGGAAAATACTGTGAAATCGTTGGTTAGATGTTGAGAAATTGCAGTATCAGCCTTGCGCTGATCATGGGTACAATCCCATGGCAACTTCTTACAAACATCAGCTAAAGCCCACTTAAGTGGGTCTAAAGCTCTCTGAAACACAAGGTTAGGGGCGGCAAAATACCGCTCTTTTAACCCTGGGTTTTCTGTTACATGTATATAACCAACTAACCTGTCTCCAGGTAGATGGTCAATATACATTACAGAATGCATAAGGTCATGAACCTCATTTAGATCCAATAATGGATCATATAGAGGATCATAGTCTATGTCAACAGAGAAACCAACTGCCTCTTGCATAAGGGGTCGAAACTCCTTAGCAAAATAGCCCTTAAAGGAATAATAAATATCCCAAGGAAGTTTCGCCACCGACATCCTCTTTCCAGGTAAAACCTGCAAAAGGGGAATTGGTTTTGAAATTTCCAATTGCTTTAAAATCCGCAAAGATTTCAAAGCTGGATAAATACGATTCCTAATTTGGAGCAACTTCGCAGGACGCGAACGTATGCTCTTAAGGGCTTTTCTCATGCCCTCGGGTGTTGGTCTACGATAGGTTACTGTTGTGTACATCTGTAAAAGGAATAGAATAGCTTTGAGATTTCTCTCATTGCACATTCCAATCCGATACAGGCGTCCAAACAGACCCCGTAGATTACCACGACGAGTTGAAGAGAACCACTCTGGTTTTGCGGTCAATTGACCGGCAGAGTAGGATTGCAATAAGCAATCTCTAAACTCTTTAAACCGAGTAACAGCCCAGTCGGGTCCCGAACACTCTACCCACT